ACCAAACACTTGTTACAACTGGCATGTAGACACAGACCGCAAGGTTGGGCTTAATATGCTGTTGTCGGATGATGGAGACAGCCGCTGTTTGTTTATGGATGGAGAACCAGGGGTGGTGTTTAAAACCCGAGAATTACTTTACCAACCTGACACGTACTATGTGTTCAATACACAAGTACCGCACATGGTGCTTAACACTGCAAGGCCAAGATACTTATTCAGTGTCGAGTTCTTAGAAGCAGATCGTGGGCTAACGTTTGATGAACTTTGTGAAGATATAAAAGGAATGAACCATGGCTATTGAAAAATCATTGTATGCAGCCCCACAGGGATTGGAAGCGCTTGTGGATCAAGCATCCCCGCAGATTGAGATTGAGATTGAAGACCCGGAGTCCGTAACCATTGGAATAGACGGATTGGAGATTGAGATTGACCCCGATGCGGACGAAGATTTCAACGATAACTTAGCCGAGTACATTGATGACGGGGTTTTGCAAAGTCTGGCAGAGGATTTGATTAGCGACTACGACGAAGACATCGCCAGCCGCAAAGACTGGATGCAGACTTATGTTGATGGCCTAGAACTTCTAGGCATGAAGATTGAAGAGAGAACAGAACCGTGGGAAGGAGCATGTGGAGTGTTCCACCCCATGCTGTCTGAAGCTCTGGTGAAGTTTCAATCCGAGACAATGATGGCCACATTCCCAGCGGCGGGGCCAGTCAAAACTCAAATTATCGGTAAAGAGACACCGGCTAAGAAAGAGTCTGCTCAACGAGTAGCGGACGACATGAACTACCAGTTGACGGACGTGATGAAGGAATACAGGCCAGAGCATGAGCGCATGCTGTGGGGCTTGGGTCTATCTGGTAATGCATTTAAGAAGGTGTACTTTGATCCGGGTCTAGATCGTCAAGTGTCTTTGTTTGTTCCCGCAGAAGACATCGTTGTGCCCTATGGCGCAAGTAACTTAGAGTCTTCTCCACGTATCACTCATGTGATGCGCAAGACCGAGAACGAGCTGCGTAAACTTCAAGTTGCCGGGTTCTATCGAGACATTGATCTGGGCACACCGGACAACGTGCTTGATGAGGTTGAGAAGAAAATTGCAGAGAAGATGGGCTTTAGAGCCACGTCTGACAACCGCTTCAAACTCTTGGAGATGAACGTAGATCTTGACTTGGAAGGCTATGAGCACAAGGACAAGAAAGGCAAACCGACGGGGATTGCACTGCCCTACGTCGTCACCATTGAAAAAGGCTCTAGCAACATTTTGGGCATTCGCCGCAACTGGGAACCTGATGATAAAACCTCCGCCAAACGACAACACTTCGTCCATTACGGATATGTTCCCGGGTTTGGTTTTTACTGTTTTGGCCTCATCCACCTTATTGGGGCTTTTGCTAAGTCAGGCACTTCTCTTATTCGTCAGCTTGTTGATGCTGGTACTTTAAGTAACCTGCCCGGAGGCTTTAAAACTCGTGGCATGCGGGTTAAGGGAGACGATACACCGATTTCTCCCGGTGAATGGCGCGATGCGGATGTGGCCAGCGGCACACTCAAAGACAACTTACTACCCCTGCCGTACAAGGAGCCCAGTCAAACATTGATGGCACTGCTTGGCCAGATCGTTGAAGAAGGCAGACGCTTTGCCAACACGGCTGATCTAACGTTGAGTGACATGAGCGCGCAGGCTCCGGTAGGTACTACCTTGGCAATTCTGGAGAGAACGCTCAAGAACATGTCGGCTATTCAGGCGCGTGTTCACTACTCGATGAAACAAGAGTTGGGTCTTTTGAAGCACATCATTGCCGAGTACACGCCTGAAGACTACGACTACCAGCCAAGCGAAGGTAGCCGCAAAGCCAAGAAGTCTGACTACGACGATGTAGATGTCATTCCTGTTAGTGATCCCAATGCGTCAACAATGGCGCAGAAGATTGTGCAGTATCAAGCGGTTATTCAGTTAGCCCAAGGTGCGCCGCAACTCTATAACTTACCACTGTTACACCGTCAGATGCTTGAAGTGTTGGGCGTTAAAGATGCTAACAAACTGGTGCCGATGGACGATGACCAGAAACCTACAGACCCGGTGTCCGAAAACCAGAATGTCCTCAAAGGCAAACCCGTAAAGGCGTTTATATCGCAAGACCATCAAGCACACATCGTTGTGCATATGGCCGCAATGCAAGATCCCAAGATCATGTCGCTGTTGGAGAATAACCCGCAGGCACCTGCAATGCAGGCAGCCATGATGTCGCACATTAATGAGCATTTAGGTTTTGAGTACCGCAAGCAGATTGAGCAGACTCTAGGTATGCAGTTGCCAGCGCAGACAGACGAGTCCGGCGAAGAAATTCAGATGTCTCCAGAGGTTGAGGCAAGACTGTCACCCATGTTGGCGCAAGCTGCACAACAGTTGCTCCAGAAAAATATGCAACAAGCCCAGCAAGCCCAGCAACAGCAGCAAGCGGAAGACCCTATCGTTCAAATGCAAATGAAAGAACTTCAACTCAAAGAGCAAGAGAACCAGCGCAAGGTTGCAAAAGACCAGACCGACGCGGCTATTAGAACAGCACAGCAGCAGATCGAGCGTGAACGCATTCAGGCACAGCAAGCTACGGATGACAAACGCATCAAGATAGACGCAATGAAAACCGTTGCCCAGATGCAAGCTGATAAGGAAGGCCGGATGATTGACAAGGGCGTTGACATCATGAAGCAACTCTCAAACAAGAGTCACGAAGAGCAACTGCGTCAAATGCAAGAGCGTATTCAAATGCGGCAAAAAAACCAACCAATGAAAGGTGAATGATGGATGGATTTGAAATACTCATCAAACAAGCTGATGAGAAAGTCGAACAACTTAAAGAATACTTGGCCGAGGGACGGGTTGAGAACTTTGAGGAGTACAAAAAACTGTGTGGTGAGATTCGCGGTCTACTCATCATGCGGGGTTACGTTCTAGACCTGAAACAACGATTGGAGAAATTGGATGAATAGTTCCATTTTGTTGGCTACAGACGCCAACAACCCGCAAGTGGTAGGTTCTTATAACTTTACTGCAACCCCCGAAGAGAAGGGAAAATTACTTCCCAAGCCATCTGGGTATCGAATACTTTGTGCCATTCCAGAGGCAGAAAAAGAATTCGAGGATAGTGCAGTCGGCTTGATAAAAGCTGATGAAACTATGCGCAATGAAGAAACGTTGACGACTGTTTTATTTGTCGTTGATATGGGGCCAGATTGCTACAAAGACACGGCCAAGTATCCAAGCGGCCCTTGGTGCAAGGTAGGTGATTTTGTTTTGGTCAGACCACACGCGGGCTCACGCTTGGTGATTCATGGCCGCGAATTCCGTGTTATCTACGACGACAACGTCGAAGGTACTGTGGACGATCCCCGTGGTATTAAACGTAAATAAGGAGTACAAGATGCCTTTAGATAACGCTGATTTTAAGTTCCCGGATGAAAAAGACGCCAATTCGGTTGAAGTAGAAATTGAAATTGAAAATGACGCGCCCGAGGAAGATCGTGGCCGTCAGCCGCTGCCCAAGACTCTGGTGGAAGAGCTAGAGAAAGACGAGCTAGATCATTACGATGATGCAGTAAAGGTCAAGCTAAAGCAAATGCGCAAGGTCTGGCACGATGAGCGCCGGGAAAAAGAAACGGCGGTGCGTGAGCAACATGAGGCAGTTACTTTTGCTCAAAAACTGCTAGATGAAAACAAAAGAATCAAGCATATTCTGAGTATTGGAGAGAAGGAATACGTTACAACACTTCAAAGTCACGCCGGGATGGAGCTTGATAATGCCAAGAAGGCATATAAAGAAGCCTTTGAATCCGGGGACTCTGACCGAGTGCTAGAAACGCAGCAAATGCTGCAAGAAGCCAACTTAAAGGCTATGCGCGCTCAGAATTTTCGTATGCCCTCTTTACAAGAGCAAGAAAATAATGTACAAACCGCTTCACAGCAGTACCAACAACCGGTACCTGAACCAGATCGTAAGGCTGTTGCGTGGCAAAACCGCAATAGCTGGTTTGGACGGGATCGTAGTATGACGGCGTTTGCCTTGGGTTTACACGAAGACCTAAGTTATAACGGCGTTGAAGTTGGTTCTGAAGAATATTACCGCGAATTGGACAATACAATTCGCAAACGGTTCCCGGAGAAATTCGAGGACGAAAGCAAACAAGGTAGCCGCACAAGACCCGGCACCGTAGTTGCCTCGGCAGTTCGTAGCACGGCCCCCATCAAGGTCAAGCTAAAGCAAAGCCAAGTAAACCTCGCCAAGAAATTTGGCCTGACTCCAGAACAGTACTGGAAAGCTCAACAAGAATTGGAGGCCCGCAATGGCTGAAACGAAAGAGAACCGGATACCAAGAGAAATAGCGACCCGCGAGGCACAGGAGCGTCCCCAGCAGTGGATGCAACCTGAACTGTTACCCGAGCCAGACAAACAGCCTGGGTACAACTACCGCTGGATTCGCGTTGCTACGATGAACAAAGCTGACCCACGTAACATTTCGGCCAAACTCCGAGAAGGTTGGGAACCAGTGTCCATTGAAGAGCAGCCAAAATTTAGACTGTTAGCCGACCCCGATAGTCGTTTTAAAGACAACATTGAGGTTGGTGGACTGTTGCTTTGCAAAACACCTACTGAGTTTGTAGACCAGCGCAATGCCCATTTTGCCAAAGTCACTCAATCTCAAACAGATGCTGTAGACAATAGTTTCATGCGTCAAAGCGATGCGCGGATGCCACTCTTCCAAGAGCGCAAGTCCTCGTCCAGCTTTGGCAAAGGTACTTAAATTTTTATAGGAGTCTTAAATGGCTTATCCCGTCGTCTCGGCCCCCTACGGCCTAAAGCCGATCAACCTGATCGGTGGTCAGGTATTTGCTGGTTCTACCCGCAATTATCCGATCCAGTATGGTTACGCTACGAACATTTTTTACGGTGATATCGTAAACATTATTCGTGGTTCTATTGTAGATAACGCAGACACTACTGACTCTACCGGCACTGGTATTGTTGGTGTTTTCTTGGGTTGTTCTTACACTAACCCCACGACTAAGCAAAAGCAATTTGCGCAATACTGGCCCGCCAGTACTGCCGCAGGTGATTGCCAAGCTATCATTTGCGATGACCCTGACACGGTGTTCAAAGTGGTGATGTGCTCTGCAACCACAGTTATTGCCTCTGCTGCTTCTGCCATGTTGGGTCAAAACTTTGGTTTGATTCAGAATGCAGGTAACGTTAACACAGGTAATTCTGCTGTTGCTGCCCTGTATGCTTCATCTACCACAAGTGCTGACTTGGCTTTGCGTGTAGTTGGTTTGGTTGGCGAAACTGCTGTTCAAACTAGCGTGACTGGCTCATCTTCTTCTACTACTATTACTTGCTCGGCTTTGCCTAACGCATTAGTGGTTGGTACTGATGTGGCTTACATAGCTGCCAATGGTCAATTGGTTCAAACTGGTTCGTTTGTGTCTGCGGCTGCTGCTGCTGGTGCAACGTCAGTTACCATCAATTCTGCAATTGCAGTTCCCGGCAGTGTGACCGCTATCCCTAGCGCTTCCACTATTCTTTTCACCCAGTATCCAGAAATGCTTGTCAAACTCAACTTTGGCACCCATTCCTATTACACTGCCACTGCGGTCTAAGGAGCTAAATCATGGCTATTTCACGCGCACAACTACTTAAAGAACTTCTCCC